AGAGCGCATTCTCTCCGCTTATGTCTCGCACTCAAGGCGGCGAGAACGCCTTTATCAAGTTCAACCTTGACGGATTGCTACGCGCTGACATTGAGAATCGCATGACCGCTTACTCGACTGGTCTTCAGGCCGGTTTCTTGACCGTGAACGACGTTCGTCGCCTCGAGGACCTACGACCAATCAACGACCCAAGCGCAGACCAGCCTCGAGTTCCGCTTGCCAACGTAAACATTGACGCCGCCGACCTAGTGGCAACCGACAAACGGGTCTCTATGGCCTCCAAGCTCGTTCTAGCAGGCTATGACCCAGCCGAGGTCCTATCCGCTATGGGCTTGCCTGAAATCCCTCACACGGGCGTTCCAAGTGTCCAGCTACAAGGACTCCAAAATCTAAACCCCGAGGACCCAACGGGCGAATACGAGGTCTAAATGCCACTAACGCAAGCGCACTACACACTTGGTAATGCAACCCCGACTAAGGTCTGCCCTGCTGACACACAGCCTCAGACGGTTTGGCTACACAACGCCGAACACGCGCAGTCCGACGAGGTGTTTATCGGCAACGCGGCAGTCACCACCGCAAACGGAATGCACATTCACTCTGACGAGACTTTCAAAATCGACCTTGACCCCGGCACTGACCTATGGGCAATTTCGGACACTGACGGGTCAATACTTCACGTCATGAGGATTACGCAAGACTGATGCCGTATTACATAACAGACGAATCTCCTGACTGCCCAAGCTGGGCGGTCGTCAAGGAGGATGGCGAGGTTTTGGCCTGCCATGACACCAAGGAAAGCGCGACGGACCAGATGGTCGCAGTCTCAATAGCAGAAGGAATGGAACCCGGTGGCACTTATACCAGACAAGAACGGGATACCGAAGAGCGTGAACTCCCCGACAACTACCGACCTGCCCTTGCAGAAGACGTCCCCGAAGGCCGAGCCTGCGGTAACTGCCTCTTCTACGACGAAAGCCGAGTCAACGAAGCCGGAGACAAAGCTTGGTGCGAACGCTGGGACGACTACGTCGCAGGCGACTACTACTGCAACGCATGGGAGTCCAAAGAAGAAGACCGGTCGGAAGTAACCGACAACCCTGAAACAGAAAACAGAGAAGTTAACCTAACCCCACCTGCCTACATGAGAGCCGCCGCTCGCAGGGGACTTCAGTATTACAGAGAAGGCTATGGTGGGGATGGCTTGGTTGATAGAACGATTCGTGAAGCTCGTGCGATGGCACGGGGTTCTGTTTCTGCTGAGAAGTGGGTTAGGCTTCGGGCTTGGATTGCTCGTCACTTGGTTGATTTGGACAGTCCCTCCGCCAGACCTGATTCGGACGATTATCCTAGTGCTGGTGTAGTGGCACATTTACTTTGGGGAAGCGGCCCCTCAAAAGCCGCCGCACGTCGAGCGTTGGCCTACGCCGAAGGTGTAGTTAGTAGAATAGAAGCTGAGAATGAAGGCCGAGCGAAAGGCGAAGCATTGTCCAAAATGGAAACTCGAGTCATGTCGACCGACTTCGAGGTCCGTGAAGAAGCGGAGGGCATGACCCTGACTGGGTATGCCGCTAAGTTCAACGAACCCTCCGAGCCGCTACCGTTCACCGAGCGCATTGCGCCGGGAGCGTTCAAGCGTTCACTGAAGTCTCGCAATGACATAAAGCTACTCTGGAATCACGACTCCTCCAAAGTTCTTGGAAGCACTCGTGCCGGAACTCTGTCACTGACCGAAGACAGCGTCGGACTACGCGTCTCGGCTATCCTCCCAGACAATTCTTGGGGACGTGATGCAAAGGTTTCAATCGCGAGAGGCGACGTCACTGGTTGGTCTTTTGGATTCACCGTGCCACAGGGCGGAGACTCATGGAGCGAAGACGGTTCCGAGAGAACCCTAAACTCAGTTAGATTGTTGGAGACCTCCGTTGGAGTTGCCTTCCCAGCGTATTCTTCAACAAACGGAACCGCGCAGGTTCGAGGACTAGACAAGATTGCAAAGCGTGCGGAGGTCGATGCCGATGCCCTAGCCGATGCAATGATAAAGCTGGAAGAGGGAAGTGAGATTACGGCTGAGGAGCAGGAAATCCTAAGTCGCGTAATTGACGAACTTTCCCCGAAGGCTGAAGAAGCTCCGACCCCGGAGCCGACCGGAGATGTTGCGATGCTAGCTCTCAAGAAGAAGAAGCTAGAACTGCTTATGAAAGGGCTATAAATGGCAACCAAAGATGAAATCAAAAAGGTCATCCTTGAGGTGGCTGGCAACCCTGAGTCTGGAGTTGTACGCGAGTACGCAGACAAGTGGGCAGAAGCCATCGCCTCGCTAGGGACAGACAAGCCTTTCAAAGCCAACGCCAAAGATGGCGACGGCGACGGAAAGGTTCAGGACGGCACTCCATTCGAGAGGCCAGCAAAAGAGACTCGTGTAACCAAGCCGGCAGAAACTCGATAGCCGCCAAGCTTCAGGTCTCTCCTCCCCGGTTCCTCTTTCGGCCGGGGAGGTTCTCTTTTTGGGATGAACACTTGTTCGAATCACACCTCTCATGGTCAAAAATGCTCAATTCAGACTTGCCTCTAAACGGCCGTAGAATCGTTTCTAACGGCTTTTGACCCCATTTCAGCCATAACCACAAGCGGTATTTCGCGAAAATCGAATCTGAGCGATTTGCTATGTCTTGCCCAGCAATGACGCGTGCGAACATTCGTTCGAAAAAATTGACCTCCGTTACCAATTTGTTATAAATAATTTGTGCTAAATGCTTGCGCAGTGTTGCTAGTTGTGCTAAGAATGAAATACCAACAAAAGTTGGGAACAGGGAAAGGAAACAAGATGAAAACTTGGAGCATGAAAAGCCTCACAACGATTCGGACTGAGAATCGCATTCGTAACATTCGAGAGGCCATCGCTAACGACGAGCGACAGATTGAGAGAACCCTTGCTTGGATGGATGAGACCCAAGACGAGGAAATCCTAAGACACCACCGCGCAAGCCTCGGGAACCTTAGAAGACTAAAGGCAGAGGCAGAGCGCGAGCTGGCAACAATAGAGGAGGGCAAGTGATTTACAAAATGAAATACCAAAGATACAACCAACCGGTAATAACAACTAACCCTATCGAGGCAGACTCGTACGAAGAGGCCATCAACATCTTTCATGAGAGACACCCTGACTGCTGGTTGCTTCGTAAAGTCGAGCTTGTAGAAGAGGAGGCGAAATGAGCATCACAATAAACATCACCGACGGCGGACGAGAGGAGGCCGGCTTCAAGGGCCAGACCGGAGACTGCGTCGTCAGAGCAATTGCCATTGCATCGGGCATTGACTACCAGACGGTTTATGACGAGATTGCAGAAAGAAATAAGCGAGCCGGCGGTAAGCGGTCTGCTCGTGACGGAACTCACCGTAAGGTCTTCAGGCCCTACCTTCAAGAGCTGGGGTTTAAGTGGACCCCGGTCATGGGCATAGGTACTGGAACCACAATGCACCTACGCGAAGATGAGGTCCCGGGTGGAACAATCATCTGCTCGTTGTCCCGACACATTGTTGCCGTGATTGACGGAGTGGTACATGACACCTTCGACCCCTCACGCGGTGGGACTCGCGCCGTGTACGGATACTGGGAAAAAGAGGATTGACGACACACCCAAAAAAGTTTGCAAAAATACTTGACACGTTGTGACAACTTGTGTACCGTTGGTAACAACAGAGGCAACCGCCTCTCAAAAGGAAAGGAAACAAAATGCAGAAAGTCAAGATGGTTCCAACTGAGGCCATGAAGGAAGTTATGAATCAGGCCAGCATCGAAAACAGGGTTCACTGGTACGACGCTGACGTCATTGAGGCTAAGGAAATGTTTGGTCGCCTAGAGGTAGGACACATTTACTGCGCCATAACGGGACAGCACTACATCGCAAGGGCTGAGAACAAGCTCGAGCTAATTGCAGATTACTCGTACAGGAAGGTGGGGGCTTAGGCCCTCACCCCGGAAAGGGAATGACAATGCTTTTCAAAGTAAGAATCCGAATCAAGGGACAGACCGTCGTCGGCGTTATTGTCGGAGCAGACTCCGCAGGAGAAGCTATCGAGCTAGCCACCGAAGGCTACCCAAACTACCAGTCAATCGCTAGCGTCTCGCTCGTAAAGGGCGAGGAGTAAAGGAAGGGAAAACAAATGACAATCGCAACATCGCAGAAGTTTAGGTACTCGCTAGACCAGCTACCAACCCCGATAGAAGCAGAAGCTCCTTATGGGAAAGCTGAGAACTGGGAGGTCCTAGGAGCCAAGGTTGGAAGCGGATACAAAATCCACCTAGCAGTCGCCAAAGAGACTTTCACAACTGAGCGTGCTGAGGGTGGGCAAAAGACTGTCAAGGCATGGGTTATTGACAATGTCAATTGCGGTTCTAACCCGGGGTTCGGTTCATCAAACCTTCACGATTACGTCGAGCTCACCGGCAAGTTCGAAACAGACGGTTGGGTGCATGAAGGCGATGAGATAGTAAGGCAGGGCCGCAAGTACGCGTGCAGATTAGCTATGGATGAATTTGGATGGTTAGTCTGCGAAAAGTGCATCAACTCAATTTGGTAGTACACTAAACCAC